TAATCAGATCGCCTGTGTGCGGATCGTCCTCGAAAGTATAGCGCACGCCAGCCGACGAGATAAACGCATCTTCCTCGCCAGCCGCGCCGCGCATCTGCTTTTCAAAACTAACCAAACGCGGCGGAATATCGGGGCCGACAGCATAGCCATCAGCCCCTAATTCCGGCAATTTGCCCTTCGACAAATCAGCCAAATCCGATCTCCTTCAGATCGCGTTCGGTGGGGTTAAAGCCCAACTCGCCGCCGTCCAGCGCAGACCGCCATTCTTCGCCAACGCCAACGCCGTGCTCTAGACGGTGGGTCGTGTTCGCCTTAGCGCGCATCGCGGCGAGCAGCTCTTGCTTATTCTGCTTGAGCCATTTCGCCTCGTACGAATTGTCGATCGGCATGATCCAGCGTTTGTTAAACAAGGACCGCGCCGATTGCTCCGGGATCTTGCAGATAGCGCCGGCGGCGAAGCGCTCAAACCCGTCCTCGCCGCCAGTGCTGATTTCCGCATGACCCCAGGGTGTCACTCGAACCTCAACTAAATTGCCGAAAAACGGGTTCGCCGCCCGGCCTCGAAACGAGGATACGACCGGCTGGCCCTGAGCGGCTGAAGCAATGCTGGCTTCAGCCTTCGCCAATTCTTCAGCGGCCTTCGCCGCCGCCTTCTCCGCCTTCACCGCACGCGCCTTAGCGAACGGATCAGCGCGGAGCGGCGCCGCAGCCTCTTGAGCTGGCGGCTCAAGCGGCATCAGTGGCGGACGATCTTCTTCTGTCATGTCAAGCTCCTCAGGTTAGATCGGCCACAACCGCCGAGGCGCGCTCATTTTTGGAAACGATAGACCCCTCAGTCGTGATTAGCCATTTACGCGCATCGCCGGTCTTGCCCAGCTCCTCATTGCTCATGCCGTCCAGCGAGGCATATTCCCAGTACTCAGGATCGCAGATGAAGCAATCGCGGGTCAGGCCATACGGATGCGGAATTGCTGTGACGAAACCGAAATCCGTCTGCATCGTGTCAGCCGCACCCACGATATGCGCCATGCCGCGAGACGCGGGAGCGTCAACACGAATAGCTGCAATCCCGGTAAACGCCGAAAACTGCTGCTTGTGCGTGCCGCCCATATAGGCCTGGTAATTGTTCCGGCCCATGCCGCGCGCCGAAAACAGATTCGCCATACAGGTTTTGAACAGCGATTCCGTAAACGAGCGCTGCGTGCCATTGGTCGCCGCCGCCACGATGCCGGCAGAGAAGCCGCCATCGGAGCCGCCAGCGCCGCGACTGTCATTGGTTGTAAGCCAAGCCAACGCACCAGCGTATTTTCTGGTCGTTGCGCCGGATTCATTGACCGATGCGTAATTGCCGATCGCTCGCATTTCCTGATCGCGCCGAACTTCGAGCATCCGAATGCCCTTGAGACGATTGGTCTCATTGGCGCGGCCCGCTGTCCGCACTTTGTCGGCCGTGCGCGACACAGTATATGCCGCCGCCGAGATCATGCAGTAATTGCCTAGACGCGTCGTGAAGTTGCCGGCCGCAGCCGTATAATCATCGCCCTCGAGCTGCGCATTAGTCGCAACCGGAGTAGCGAGGACTTCCGTCTGCCATTCCGTAAAACGAGCGCTGGCGTCGCCCTTGGAGATGTTGCTCAAAAGTGGCGTCTCTTCCGCAGCGACTCGCCATATCTTATCACTCAGGTCTTCGCGCTGGCCGATCGTGACCAGCGTGGTTACAGTATTTGTCGGCGCCGTCATCGACGGGCTCCTTTGCGTGCTTTCTGCGCGTCCTCAGCGTTAAAAAGCTCAACCAGATCACTCAAACTGCCTGACTTGGTGAGCTTTTGACTCGCCGCCTGGAGCGTGCGTTGTGGGGAAGCCACGCCCTGCCCGGTCGAACCGGGAACAGCCTTGGCCTGCGATATTGGGTTTTTCCGGGGTATCGCGGCTTGCTTTTGAGCAGCGCGCTGAGCCTCTCTGTACTTCAAGCCATCGAGAGCAAGGCTTGCGATACTGAGTTCGACTGCGCTGGCTCGTGCAATCACGTCCCCGAAGCCGCGCGTACTCAGAAATTCCACTACGGCTTCCACCCTCTTGAGACCCGTTTTCGGGTCGCAAAGTTCGGGTGCAAGCTCCGGAAGTTTCTGCACTTCGGCGGCTCTGAAAGTCTGCAGCGCTTCGGCGTCCCGTTCGGCGGCGGCGGCTTTCGCGCGCTCCACCTCGGTTCTCTCCGCATCGTACAGGGCTTTATTTCGTGTAATGGCGTCAAATTCCGCATCATCGCGCGCACCACGCAGCGCGGCGGCCCAATCGATCGGACCCTGCGTCTTTTCCTGCCATTTTTGTTCAAATGCATCAGCGCCGAGCTTGGCGAATTCTTGTAATTGCTGCGCGGCGGCGATCACTTGCTTGCCGGCTTCGCTGGCCTTTTGCACAGCCTGCGAGACCGCGCGGTCGCGGTCCGCCTCACGCTTGGCGACAATCGCGCGCGCCTCTGGCGTCAACTTCGCCCAAGCCTCCGCGTCTTCCTTCGACCACGATTGCGGCGCCGGAATCTCCGGTTCGGCTATTTCTTCAGGTTCTTCCTCTTCGGCTTCGGCTTCGGCCTCGCTTTCGTCGTCGTCAGCCGTAGCTTCTATTTCTTCATCCAGCTCGCCGTCTGTTTCAGCGGCCGATTCTTCTTCAGGGGCCTCAGCTTCCGCATTTTCCATCGCTACGAATTCGTCTAAAGACAATGGGCCGTCGGAAACTGACAGAGACGGCGCTGCGGCCGGCGCAATAGTGTCGCTCATTCTTCCACCTGCATGATTTTACTAATCTCAATTTCATGGGTTGCGGCGACGCCATCCGTGATCGCGGCAATCAGCATCTGCTCAAGCTGAGGCAGCACATTCACGGCCATGTAGAGCCGCTCACGCGCGATTGTGGCTTCAATCGGGCTGTTGGCGATCGCATCCAACAGATGCGTACGAATGCTCGTGCAGGCTGCCCGCATCCCCGGTAGCTCACGATCAGCCGACACGCCGTCAGAAATACGCTCGGACTGCGTTTTGACGCGCTTACTCGTCAAGTGCGCCGCCTTCGCGGTTCTTCGGTAATTGTGTTTTCGCTGCCGCGTTGGCTTCGCCAATCTCTACCTTCACATCAGCATTCCGATGCCCGATTTCGCGGTCTTTTTCGATCTGCTTGGTCTTCAGATTGAATTCAAAATCCTGCTCGCGCTCAGCCAAAGCGTATTCATCATCCTGCTTTCGGATTGCGAGGCTGCGCTCCTCATCAGCCTTACGCTGCGCCAAAGCGCCCTCCGCAGCGGCACGATCATTGGCCAGCTTATCGGCCAAAGCTGCCTCTACCTGCTTGCGCTCAAGTGTGGCCTTGGCCTCCGCATCTTTGCGATCCTGATCACGCTTGCCCATTTCCTCGGCATGAACTTGCGCCTGCTGCGCGAGCTGGGCTTTCGCCTGAACCTCAATAACCGCCGGATCCTGCTTGGGCTGAGCCGCAGCTTGCGCAAGTTGCTGACCCTCTTCGCTCTCAGGATCGGTAAAGAACGTCGTCTTCTTGATGCCAGCGCGCTCCTTGACCCAATCGGCAAAGGCAAACACATTCTTCGACGTCACCACCGGTGGGCTAATCGCGCCGCTGATCTGACCCTCAACGATCTTGTTCATCATATCGCTGATCATGCCAGAAATCTGCATGTCCATCTCACGGCCGCCCGCGCCCATGCCGATCTCGACTGTGAAATCCTTGCGCTCGCCCCATTCCGTGGGATCGACCTGCACCCATTTATTGCGTAGGCGCATCGCCATCGGCTGATCTGCGCCGCTCGTGCGCAACAGGGCATGAACGAGTAAGAAAAGATCTTTGATGCCGGTCTCAGCAAGCGTGCGCGCCATCAGCCTGAGCCGCTTTTGCGCATTGGTCATCAACGCCTGAGCGCCCTTGGCTGTGTCATGCAGCGTGTCGGGGTTCAGCCCCTGCGCATTGCGCGTGATGCCGGTGCGGGTCTCACCAACCGTCGCCATGTATTCCAACGACTCAAGCGCGTTGAAGTCGTTCTTGGTGCTCTGCAGCGGCTTGAGCGCATCGCCATTCGATCGCACCGGGTAGCCCGGCGAATTGTTCAAATAATCCTGTAGCGTGTGCTCATTGATCTGCCGCATGTTAATCTCATGCCGCGCATTGATCGCGAAGAAGCCGCCGTCCAAATGCAGCCTCAGCAGCGCTGTCATGATCTTCTGCAGCTCGATCGACAAATCAGCCAATGAGCGCCCATAAGCACGATGCGGCTGGCGATATGGCGTGCCAAAAGCGAACGGGATGCGCTCCAACTTTTCTTTGTCCAGGATGACAGTTTCCTGCTCATCCGTGACGATGCGCCAAATCTCAGGCTTGCCATCGCCGTCCGCGTCGACACGCAGCACATGCACGAAAATAAGCACCTGGCGAAGATCGTACACCGAGTCAGAGACGCCGCGCGGTTGGTCGCTCTCCCCGGCCGTGTCGCGCGCCATATCAAGCTGTTGCTGCACAGCGCCGCCCCAAGACGGCATCGCGTCCACAAGCTCCGGATCGAAGCCCATGAATTTCAGCTCTTGCGCACGCGGGCGCTTGCGCAGCACCGCATAGGTCGCATCGCGGACATTCACTGTGTCGCGAGCGACCGCGAAATCTTCCGGCGCCGCCGTCTCGATCTTCACGCATGTGTTGCGCTTGGCGCGCGAGATGATGGCGCTAAACAGCGGTCCGATCATCGGGTCAACGCCGGTCTGCTCAACCTTGATGATCTCGATCTTCTCGGCCTGCTCTTGCTGCTGCAATTGCTGCACCGCGAGCGCCGTCTGATTCTGCAACGTCTCTTGCGCGTATTCTTCGTTTTTCTCGATCCAGGCATGAAAGATGCCAGCCTTCATCAGCAAGGCATCATGCACATAATCATGGATCAGACCGAAGCCGTCATTCTCATTGCTGATGACGTTATTGACGACTTCGGTTTCTTGCTTGGCCGCCTCTTCATCTTCCTCGCCTATCGGCTTGAAAACGCCGACATCAGAGCCGCCCATGAGGATTTCGACGAGATCCGGCATCGCCTGCCAAATCATGTCGCTTACGGTCGTGTGCACCGCCTTGGAACGGTTCGCAGCAACCGGGATCTCGCTCATATCGCCCTTGTAATAGTCCAGGGCGCGCTCGCGATCGTCCTGCAGTTCGTCGCCATTATCGAGGCCAATAGCGTTCAGACGCTCAGCACGAACCATGGCCAGAAAATCGTCGTCGCTGTAGATGAGCTGCACCTGCTTGGCTGGCAGCTCGTCAGCGTCATAGGCCATTATGTAGGCTCACCCCTCATCTCGCGCTAGGATGTGGGGTCATGCGGCAATCGTGCGACCGTCGTTGGCCGCGTCATCGCCGCTAAGGCCGTGCGCGGCCCATACAGCGCGCAAAGCCGCCTGATCGGCCACGGTTGTGCCGCGAACCGTGCCAAGCGCGGCTCCGCTGGTCAGGCTGATCACATTGTCATTTGATACCCCGCCACCGTTGGAAGCTGATGCATCGCCCCAATTGATCGCAGTGGCGCTTGCGCCCGATGCGTTGAGTGTATTGTTAAGCAGCGTCGTATTCTCCGCTTTTGTCGCGGTGTCGAGATTTTCTCGGAAAGCAAAAACCGCCAACGAAGAACCATCCACATTTGCTGTGTTTCCGTTGAAGGATACACCGCTCGACGCCTTTGCATAGAGCGCCGTTCCACCGGCGCTAGCAGGAGACAGTGTAACTGTGTTTCCGGTCACAGAAGAATTAAAGCAGCCCTTCATCACGATACCCTGAAGTGTCGATGTGATGGTGTTACCCTGTACCGTGGCGCCATTGACATTACAGCCGCACTCTAACCCGTGAGGGTTTGAGCCCGTCGCAGCAAGCGTATTTCCGTAAATATAAACGTCCGTGCATTTCGGCGTCGTGAATGCCGTCGAGTCACGACCAAGCAACAGCGCATGGTTGGTCTGTGTCGAAATGTTGTTTCTGACAAAAGTAAATTTCGCGACGCCACAAAGCCCCGCTGACGTTCCAGAGTTGGGGGAGAACCCCCTCCAGTTAGAATCTGTGGTCAAGCAATCCCAGAAGCCAATATCAGAATGCGGCTGATTTGTCGAAGTGCTCGTTATGCCAGACGAGTTGATAAGAATTGGCTCATATGTCGTTGAGCCACCCGCAACACGCTGGAATTGGCACCGTACGAAATAAAGTCCAGAGATGCCGTTATCTGTGTTGAGCGCGATGGCCCCGAGCGTGTCTGCCGACTGAGTTCTTGCTTTGAATACGCAATCCCAAAAACCAAGATTAGACCCGACGTGTGCTGCGGAGTCCGGGTTAGAGTAAAACAGGGTGTTGCTGTCGGTCGATGATTGGATCGTGGCGCGTCGAACCTGAATGTTATTTGCGCGATTGGCGCGCACATTGATGACCCCGTTTGTCCCACTTGCATTGGTGATAACGAAGTTAGCGACGTTGCCAGTATAGCTGTCGAACAAAACTGGCCGCGTGAAGTTGACCGTGTAAATCCAACGTCCGCCGGCGGAGGTGTTTTCTGAGAATGTTCCGTCGCACAAAACGAGATAATCGCCCGCGCTCGGAATGACCGACATCGCTTTCGTAAGCGTCGCGTATGGGGCAAGCGCTGACCCTGTACCAGTTGAATCGTTGCCCGCCGGGAGAGTCGACGGGCTTGTCCCTGACACATAAATTGTACCAGACACTGGAACGGCTACTGTTGGCGCCGTTTGTCGCG